ATAGTGTGTTAGCAGTTATTGCTGATTGAATAGGTGCAATAGCACTTACTAACTCAGCAGTTGTTGTAGATGCTGAAATTGCAGATCTTGCAGTTGTGAGAGCTGTTGCCCAATCTGCATCTGACATTACGTTTGTTAGGCCAATCCCTGCTTTAGCAGAACGATGTTGCGTTTCTGTATAAGCCATTTGGTTGAGCTTTGTAGTTTGATGGGCAATAGCAGTTGGCATATCCACAGTTACTGTAGAACCATTTAATTTCCAAGCATCAAAAAACAAAGCATCATCGCCTTGGGGTAGGGTTGAGTCTTCTACAATGATGGCCCCAGCTGGGCAGTCTTTAGTTAAAACAGTTTCAATAGGTAGTTCGCCTGTGGGTACGCATACTGATACGTTACCGCTTGTGTTTGTGTAAATGATTACTTTTGACATGATCTTCCTTAGTTTCCAAAAATTGCCGTACAAACATAGTTTGAATCATAATTAACGCCTGTTGGAGCATTTACTGTATTTAATCTAAATACTGTTGTTGTTGGCGCATTTACAGTTAAACCTGTGCTACTTGTAAATACTTGAATAATTTGTCTTGAGCTTGATGCAGAACTTGCGCTAGTTGAAGCAATACAAGAATAGTTTATATCGCTTGTTGCATTTGTCATTGTTACGCTGTAATCTCCAGTTCCATTTCTTGTAACAGAAGAAACGTTGTAAGAAGATGCAATAGTTCCAGTAGAACCGGCAAACTGAACCCAAGCCAAAGCATTAGTTGTAACCCCATTGGATTGCACTTTAATTACACCCGATCCATCTGATGTTTGGACAAGGCCTGTGGATGTGACTGCGTTTAGTGTGGTTGTCATTTTTGGGCCTTAACGGAATATTGCAACGCAAATTAAAGGACTATCCCATTGAGTAGCATTAAATGAATATGCTGATGTAATTCGAACTGATGTTGTTAACATTTCTGATGCTTGTCTCGATGTTACTAAACCCCATTGGTGAGTTGTACTTGTATCATTAGAAGTACAAAAACCATTAACAGCATAATTTACATCTGGCATAGCATTTGTAAAATTTAATGTGTAATCTCCAGCGGCATTTCTGGTAATGCTTGAAATATTAAATCCTGCATTTTTTGTTGCGCTAGAACCAATAAAATTCACCCAAGCCCTACAAAGCGTACCAATCTGTGTACCAGACCCATCATTAAACTGAGTAGGTGTACCCGTTGTACTGGATTGGATTGTGTCTATTGCTAATGTGCCGTATGCCATATTTATCCTACAAAACAACCCAGCGAGAACCGCTAGAGATCGTTACAGTTACACCACTTGCCAATGTAATAGGCCCAGCAGAGTGTGCTGAGTACCCACTTGGTATGGTTGTGCTAACAGAAATAGTCTGATTATTGGCGAAAACGCCCGACACGGATAATGTACCCGTTGTAGGGGTTAGCGTATCAGTTACTGCATTTTCGTTAATAGCCATGTTATACGTCCGTTGCGCCTTGGTATTGGCTCATTGTTTTTAACACTTCATAAATTGCAGGGAGCAGATCACCCTTTCCTGCTATGTCAGCTAATCCAATGTAGTGAGCGTGTTCTTGGACTGTGCTCATGTTAGCCTCTCTAGCATTTTTGTCGTAATGGACTGCTACTTGGACTTGGATGTTATCCTTGTTTCCGAAGAAGTTAGTCACTCTGGCATAAGCCTGTGGTGCAGGACTGCCAAATTGTGTTTGTGTGAGGTTTAGTTGTAATGCCATGATTTATTCCTTAAAATGTCATTTCTGTGGTTTCTACTTTACAAACCCATCTAATTGTAGTTGAGGCTTGACCAGTAACTGTAATTGCTAGACCACCATTGGTTGTATCTGCCGTAGCTGAAACTGCCCAAGTAGATGCGCCTGAATCCTGTGCTAACAATATGGATGTTACTGCACTAACTATTGAAGTAGCAGATGCGTTTGCACCACGTTTAATAGCACCTTGCAAAACCCAAGAAGCAGTATTTCCACCTCCAGTAACCCCTGCAATTATTGTTGCTCTAAATGAGTATGCTGAGTTGTTGGGTAATATTACTTGGTTTATTGTTGATGCCGCAGAGCCATCAGAAGTTAAAACTGTAGGTGTTGCAGTTGTGGTTTGTGTCGCTATTGCAAGTAAGGCAGTTTGTACATATCCTGTTCCAAAACCTAATGGATCTTGACTAGCAGGGAAAACTGTGTTTCCAATAATACTTCTTGTGGTTCCAAGTTTTCCACCAATTACAGTTGAATCTGCTTGATTTGCTGTATTTGATTCTCCACCCAAAACACTAGATGCACCTCCAGAAGCAGTATTTGAATATCCTGAAACAAAAGAATATGTGCTTGAAGCAGTATTTTGATTTCCACCCGAAACAGTTGAATATAATCCACTTGCCGTATTTTTAAATCCACCACCAACAAAACTCCAATCCCCAGATGCGGTGTTCCTATTACCCGCAGTCCCTGCATCACCCCCACCACCTACAAAACTATAAGAGCCTGTTGCTTGGTTGTTTCCTCCTCCTACTACTACTCCATGAGGTGTGTAGAAAGATAGAGTTGCGTTTGTTGAAGATGTAGCGTTTTGGGATAAAGTTAAAGATGTTCCACTAATTGCTGCAACATAACATTCAGATGGTATCGGTGTTCCAGAAATAAATTGTCCAACCTTTATAGCAGCATTTGTAGCAGATAACGTAACTGCAGTTGAACCACTTGTAATTATTGATGTTGCTTGAGTAGTTACTGCAGCTGTTGCTGTGCCTGAGTTTGCGTAACCACCACCAATAAAATTAAATTCACCAGAAGCTGCATTTGCTCGACCAGTTACAACAGCGGCTCTTGCTCCTGCAGTAGTATTGCTTTGTCCAGCACCATTAAATGAAGTTGCTCCAGATACCGCATTACTTAAGCCCCCACCAATAACAGCCCACGAATTAGAAACATTATTACCTGAACCACCTAAAATAGAACTTTGAGTTGCAGATGCAGTATTTTGTTGTCCCCCTGCTATAACAGCTTGACTTCCGTTTGCAACTTGTGTTGCCGCACTCCTACTTGTCTGCCAATCAACCGCATTAGCACCTCTAGCATTACCTCCTGTAGCAGTAGAGTCTGTTTTTTGTGCTTGTAGTGCTCCTGTTCCTTTTGGTTGTAATACTAAAGGAATGTTTGTGTCTGATCCCAAAGCCTGAACAACTGGGGCATTTCCTGTTGTATTACCAGATGACTGAATGTAGTTTGCACCAGTCCCTGCTTGTAATATTGGGGAAATTAAAGTGCCTGTACTTGGGTTATATTGAAACTCAGTAGAGGAAGTATAAGCAGTTGATAAAGTGCCAGATGTAACAGAAGAAAATAAAGGATACCTTGTAGCATTTGTTGTGGTGTCATCTGTTATTGTTGTCCCACTTGGTGTGGATACCCAAGTTGGAGCAGAACCTGAACCATTTGATTGCAATAAATACCCAGATGTTCCATAAGATCCATTAAAAGCTACTGCATTGCTTGTATTTATAGTTATTGCATCTGTTGCACTACTGTTTGTAACAAAATGAATAGAGTTAGAACCATAAGTTCCAATAGCTAAATCTGTTGATGCAGATGCTAAATAAACATATCCTGCAGTGCTAAATGCTCCTGTTCCTGTAAAACCAGATGAGTTAATGCCAAACTCACCAAAATTGGTATTAGAAGTAGCATTATTGTTGGATACATTAAAATTTGTAGATGCTGTAGCTCCAGAGCTAGTGTTTTGTAGCACCATCTGGTTATAGGCATTAACACTAGATTGAAATGATGCCAAAATATTGGTATCAGAATATCCAAGGGTTCCATAACTAAAAGCACCAGTAGTAGCAGATCCAGTTGTGGAGCCTGTAGCTACAACATTTCCTGCATTTAATACAGTAGCTGTGAATGTTCCTGTACTTGGCACATATTGTAGTTTTGTGGAGCTAGTGTCAATAGTTGTAGCAGTACCACTTGTAGCAGATAAAAATGCAGGGTAAAAAGTGCTAGAACTGACTGTTTGATCTGAAATAGTAACTGAGGCACTTGGAGTAGACCAAGTAGGTGCTCCAGTTCCATTGGATGTTAAATACTGTCCTGTTGTCCCTGCTG